ACAACGTAAAAACCATTACAATACGCAACAGATCCACGCCATAAAACCTAGAAAAGAAAACCTCAAAAGTAAGCAAAAATAAGGCTTCAATTAAAACAATCAAGACCTCAAAAAACTTCTGAGCATAATATTTTCCAAGCATAATACGACTAGGATATACAAAACTTCCAGTAGCATCATCTCTATAAACAAACTTACCAGCAACAATATTCATTTGTCCTTCTGGTTTGAACCATTCCGACAAACCTTCAACTATAAGGCCAGTCTTCTCTTCCTCAATACAATACATGCTAGAAATTTCATCAAAAGCAGCATTTATGGCATCATAATCAAAGGGATCAATCTTGGCGGGTTCTTTCATTTCTTCATTAACCCACCCAAAATCAACTTCATTAACTAAAGGTGCCGTCACTGCAGCTTTAATAAAACTATAATCCAAAGCTCTCTCAACATCATTATTGACCTCAATATGTCTTTGAATCATACTAGCAATATAGGTAGTAGCAAAAACAATATCCTTTCCTGTAAAATGTATCTTTTCAACTTTCTTATCAACATTAGCACGATAAGTAGTTAAAGCAATATGAACTCTATCAAGGATATTACCACCTGCGGCAAGGGACTTCTCCGCATCCAATGCAGTCGTCCCTTTCGCTCTAAACTCGGGTTTAACAGTGATATCAAGAAAAATGAAGCGTCTATACATAGCAGCACCACTCATCTTACCAAATTGTTCACTAATCCACATATCTCTGTTATTGGTATCAACAATCACCAACTTCGGTTTAGCTTTCACCCTATTCTTCTTATCACATTCAGCCATATCACACGAAAAGGGTAAACTATCAACAAGCGAATTTAATTCAATCAAATTATCATTCTTAGCCGCTTGTGCCAATTGCTTATGTTCATTACCCATCTCAGAAAGATGTATAAACAATTGTGATAAGGGATCGTACTGATCCCAATAATCCGAAGTCCTAGGCTTAGAAAATAACATATATTGGTTGTAATTAATTCCAGTAACTTCACAGTAAATCCTGCAAAGCCACTCAACTAAATTACTCTTACCAATACCTGGAGCGCCATAAATCACAAACGCAATAGGGGGCGTTCTCCTAGGAAAATCTAATTGATCTTGCAACTGAAGCTTAATATTTTCGAGAGTACAAATACCCTCTTCAACAGAACGCTTCCGCTGGTCAAATCTACCAATCGTACTCTTCAATGCACGACCAGAATCAAGACACTCATTAGTTTCCTTAGCCAAAACCTCAAGACACACCTTGCCATCAACTGGCAAACCACTATATGTCTTATCAGAATAGTGCTTAATACGACGCGTCTCAGAGAGAAACGCGCTAACTGGATCTTCTTCAAGAAAAATCTCAGGAATGGTTTTTGAGCCATCCCACCAAGATTCAAAAGCACCAATAATATTAGGCAAAGATTCAATAATAGAACAAAATACATCTATCAAAGGCATACTTTGAACTTTACCAAAATATTTCTTCCAAACAGACATATCAACAAAAGGACATATCCGCGAAGCAACAACAGAAGTAACAATACAATGCATAGCCGTTGCTATAGGCGTAGATACTATTTGCATAACAAAATCATGTACAGTTTTAATAGTATCAGATAAACCTTCTGTCACAAACATACGATTCATCAAACCAATCAAATCATGCATGATGGACTTCAATCCCCGAACACTAGCATATTCCATAACAAACTGAGAAACTACCAAACCCACATTATATGGAGTCTGGCAAAACACAATCTGAGCAGTACGCATAACCAAAGATAAGACACTCTTAACTATCTCTACATACTTTGGATTAATGCAATTAGCTAAATGTTGCAAAGGATCAAAAAACCATTCATCAATAAAAGCGGCAAAATCAAACGATTTCACATCTAATAAAGGTGATTTGATACGATCCCATAAAGTCTCAGGAACGATCTCTTCTTCACTTTCAAGAAGTTCTTCATTCCACTTAAACTCAGGATCAGGAACAATGCCATATTTCTGTAATCTTTCCTCAATTTCTAAAAAAGTATATTGATCACCTTGAAACATGGGCAAAGGGTCATCAGAATGGACTGACATGACTGGATCACCAAAAATATCATACTTTTCATCACCAATCAAACCCTCAGTTCTAAAGTGTAAATCGTGCAAATCATCACCTGCCTCCCATCGTCCACTTTCGGGACATGTTATAACGGGGAATTCAAATCCCATGAATGGATGTTTAGCAAAACAAAAACATAAATCATGGTCTCCAAGCGGGCAATCATCACGAATACACAAAGAAATATCTGATAAACAAAAATCGCACCAGTCAATACGTGGAACGCAATAGGCCAAACGAAGTG